GGCTTTGCTTCTTTACTCATAGAAAGCAGATTGTGAGGGGGAACAATAAATCCTAGATTATAATCATCGCCAGCGGCAATAAACCATTGTTGTGGTATTGTGGAACCAACAGTGGCTATGCCAATAGGCGTAATAAAGGGTATGCCAGCAGTACTGGGATCAGTAAAGGTATAAGGCAAATTGTTGTACCAAGGTATTTCAACTCCTAACATGGGATAAATGTTCGGAATTGTACCTACCCTCCCTGATGCGCCATTCGCATAAGCATCAATGTCAGGAACGACAAGATACTGTGCATCTGGAGCACCATTGGAGGTTATGAACTTTTTCCTTCGAGATCCACGCCAAAACATAAAGCATTGGGCATAGAAATGAAAAGGGACGGAAAATGCACCGGTATAAAAAGCACCGGGCAATGGCAGAGTATTGTCCTCTGACATATCCATTGCATAACGTTTGAACATATCGTTCATGCAACCTGTCATCTCAACAGAGACAAAACCTTTCTCGAAAGAGCAGGAAGCTCCATCAATAATAGGATCAAAGGATTTCTTGAATTCAGACCGAATATCACATTGTGCAAATATTCGAGTCTTAGAACTTGGGGGGGGTGCGGAAGTGAGCAGTTGAAACTGCATATCAGGACCTCCAGATCGCCAGACAGCAACATAGATTGTAGAATCAGATACTTGAGATTGTCCGATGATTGGAGTTATCAATTCGGTGACTAACACTGGTCCGGGATTAAGGCCATCAAATTGACGCCAATGAGTTTCCCATAGATAAGGAACAGTAAGAGTTAGTGTGGTATCACCTTTGATATCCACAATTTTGGAAATAACGTCACCAGTTGTAGTGACAGCAGAAGTCCAATTAACATAGTTCAAAGAAATTCTCACTCTGCAAGAAGTAAAGGCAGTAGTGAAAAATTGGAACATGTATTTGATAGAACCTCTCCAAAATTGATGCGTTCGTGACGCCATCCAGAGAAAGTCAGGTTGACCTTCAGTATTGTCGACAGAATAAGGAGTACAGTAAATTGAAAACTGAGTTTGAGCTGTATCTAAAATATAAACCTTGTGAAGCATAGGAATGCTAGTAAACTGATTTAACGACATAGATGATGATTCGCCTCCCATAAGTTGGGGCAGAGAAGCGACTGCTGGAGCTTGATAAAGAGAGAGAACTTGAGAGTTATCTATCCCATCAGCTTGAACCCAATCTCGAGTCATTTCGATCGAAACGGGTTGTTGTATGGCAACCGTGGTCGGTTTGTCCATAGCACTAAAAATTAATTTGAAAACGTCAAGAATAGGATCAATGACACCTCCAATAATAGGAATAGAACGTAGAAAAGGCCTTACGTACTTGCCCAACAATCCACCGGATGTGGTATTGTTTTTAGTTTTGTATTCGGCTTCGTGTTGATCAGAATCAGCACGAGTGCCAGTTGTCCGGATCGAACCATCGGCCATACGAATATCTTTTGATTGTGCTTGTACACGGATTTTCTCCCCTCGTTTAAGGCGGGAAGGAACTGATGGTATATAACCAGCAACTTCAATATCCGTGAATGATGCATAAATCTGAACATGCACATCCTCAGATACGTCAGGAGACGTTGTAATGAGGGGAAACAATGTTCGAAAATACACCGTGGCGATCTCTCCAGAATCGTAAGAAGTCAAATTAATGAATGTCTTAGGTGAGAGATATGGAATGGTGAAAGTGCAAGCTTGTTGCGTAGAAGCAGACAAGGTGATAGGGCGCATACCGGTCGAATTAAAAAGACCTGGTGTGGTTATGGTCGTGCAAGGAAGCCACGCCACAATAATAGCACCCATGTGATAAGGTGTTGAGTTCATACGAACTTCGACTTTGACTCCAGCTCTAAAATATAAAAATGATGAAAGAGCATCAGCAATAGCGCTTTGTGCAAACAAGCACGACGGAAACGTCAATGCAGGATTAGCAATGGAATCAGTCCAAAGAGTTTCGTAAACTAAATAATTTCTCGATAAGATTCGAGAAGGAACTTGCGCAGGAAAAGGATTATCTATAGCACCATGTAGCTGGGCATAGGAAAGTACTGGTTGTACTATCACTTCTTCTTCGGCATCATTAAAATGCGTAAGTTCTTCTTGTCTTTCGGGACCTACTTCTTCGGTTTCGAGTAGGGTTTTATCTTGTATCTTTGTAGATGATTGTGCAGACCGTTTACTAGATGTTCCACTTTGGCCTAAGTGTGGATACTAGAGTTGGTTAATTTTTGTCCGAATGCAGCCTAGATACTTCTGATAACGCCATCAAAAGTTTGGATCATGCAATCTCGGGCTCACAGGAGCGAATCGTGTGAGTCTCCGGCAATTTGATGTTTTAAGTCGTCTCCGACGGGTCCTTTTAACAATGAAACTGGTTATTGATGTATTTAAGCATCAAACCATTGTACGTTTCAGTGTAAACCTTCTTTGGATCAAGAAGGCGAATAAATTCGTTGAGTCTTGGAACCTCAACATTGAAAACATCTTTCCCATGGTGAAACCATTCGGAACAAGCAGTACGCAAGTTCTCAACAGTTTGATCCTTGAGAGGTTTTTCGTCAGCACGTACCCATTGGCACATACTGTAAAGGCTAGCGCGTTCTAAAGGAGCGAACACGCAATTTGGACTGTCTGGGTCTATTCTGAATTTCCTTTGGAGAAACACAAAATCTTTCTCATCGACAAAGGGCTTGTCAATGGGAGTTTTGTCTGGATTGGTAATGTTCCAGTTGAATTGTTGGTAAAATAATTTACTTATAGTAATCGCATTAAAACGCTCTCCAAAATCAACATGGACGCCTAATCCTGAATCATCTCCGAAAACGGCAAGGGCACACCATTTATCGAAATCATCAGGAGCTTCGGTGATAAGTTTTCGCCAAGCATAGCGGAAACAAATAGAATTAACAATCGAATTGAGAAGGGATGTAAACCATGATCCTGAGGGCATCATAGATTTAGAAAACACTCTGTTGCCAAGCACGTAGTAAGCATGCAAAGTAGAGGTAACAAGAATGTAAATTTGCTTTCCCCATTCGGAATCTTTATCAATTCCGAGAATATGACACATCTCTTCAGATACGAAGGGAGCTATGCGGTACACAAAGTTCATGTCCCAAGCTGGAGTGTCAAAGGCGATAAGCCGAGTTTTCGCACCATGTTTGAAGAGACGACGGTAAAGAAGTCCCCAATGATTAGAATGAGCATTAATGCCCAGGGCGATATCAGACTCGGTTGGATATGCACATATGGCTTCTTTTAAAGTGCCACAGTACATTTTGCACCGAATAGTATGTGCTTTCTCCATAACCGCAAAAAGACGGGAGTTTCCTGAAGCAACTCTGTCTATAGTTCGTGTCTCATCTTTGAGACATAATGTGGCGAATGCTGGCGGCATGATACCCGCTTTAGCCATTCTCTCCTGTTCGTCAAGCTGACGTTGGAGCTCTCCACATATTTTGAAAGGGTCACGTTCGACCATGTCTTTCAATTTAATACCTCTCTCAGCGAAACCTGGTCCGCTGGATTTTGCTATAGAAAAGGAAGGAACGTCAACATTGTACTTTCCATTGAGCGTCTCTTCTACAGTCAAAATTTGATGCAAGCGATGAGGCATGCCTGCGTTCAATACACCCTTAAAATTACCA